AGTATGACTTTGGTGGCTGGGCCACTAGAAACGATCTTCAGTGTGCCGATGGAAGAGTCATTAAAAAAGACGCTTTCAAAGGGCAGAACGGGAAGACTGTCCCGTTAGTATGGATGCATAATCACACTAACCCAGATAATGTACTTGGATTAGCTCATCTCGAAAATAGAGATGAAGGAGTTTATGCATTCTGTGAATTTAATGATACAGAATCAGGAAAGACTGCACGGGAACTTGTAAAACATGGCGACGTACAGTCTCTTTCTATCTTTGCCAATCAGCTTAAACAGGCTGGTCACGATGTTGTTCATGGCATTATTAGGGAGGTAAGTCTGGTGTTAGCCGGTGCCAATCCTGGAGCATTTATCGATGATGTGGTAATGCACGGGGATGGAGAAACGGGTATTATCCTTGGCTATGACGAAATGATCATGGGACAGTTGGAGCATTCGGCAGATGAACCGGATAAAAAGCAGGAGGAAAAGGGCGGCTCCAATGATGAACCGGATAATGAAGAGAAAAAGGATGAGAAGGTTGAAACTATTGAAGACATCTTTAAATCCATGACCGAAAAACAGCAGACCGCCGTTTTTGCAATGATGACTGAGTTCGCAGGCAAAGAGGTTTCTAAAAAAGAAGATGATGAATCTAAAGGAGGAGATGACAATATGAAACACAATGTTTTTGACAACGACAGACGCGATGATAAGAATTTTCTGTCTCACGCAGCGCAGAAAGAAATTTTGGACTTAGCTAAGTCCAGCGGAGTCGGATCTTTAAAAGCTGCTATGGAAATCTACATGGATGAACATAGCTTACAGCATGACGGGATCAGCGGCTTTGTACAGTCCGGCACAGGCAACGTTACAACGCTGTTTCCTGAATATGTTGAAGCACATCCGGGGCGTACACCTGAACTTATCACAAACGATATGGGATGGGTTGACGCTATTATGGCGAAGACGCAGAAGATTCCGAATGGTCGCGTTCGTACTTCCCATGTAGATATTCGGAACATCGATTCCCTGTCCGCAAAGGGATATAAGAAGGGTAACGAGAAGAAGATTACCGGAAACTATGAACTGGTAAGACGTACTACCGATCCGCAGACTGTGTACGTTACTTCCGAGCTTCATCGCGATGATGTGGTAGATATCGAGGACTTTGATTATGTACAGTTCCAGTATGGAATCGATCAGATTTCTCTGAAGGAAACCTTGGCTGTTGCGACTATGATCGGCGATAGCCGGGAAAACAGTGATCCGGAGAAGATTTTCCCTGAGCACATTCGTCCTGTCTGGACCGATGATGAACTGTACACCATTCATAAGGATATCGATTTCGATGCAATGGCTACAGAACTTCAGGGCAACAACACTGGAGATTATTTCGGAGAGAGCTTCATTTATGCAGAGGCCATGATCACAGCACTGCGCAAGGCTCGCAAGACTTTCCGTGGTACTGGTAAACCTGATCTGTTTATCACAACAGATATGCATAATACCATGATCCTTGCAAGAGATCGTAACGGTCGTCGTATCTATGAGACTGACACAGAGCTTGCGGCAGCGCTTGGCGTTGATAAGATCTATGAAGTTACTCAGTTTGAGGACAAGATTCGTACTGATTCTACTGGTAAAAAGCATAAGCTTCACGCCATTTGCGTAAATATGGCCGATTATGGATATGGAGCATCCAAAGGTGGCGATGTAACTCATTTCACTGATTTCGATATTAAGTTTAACCAGCTTCAGTCCTTACTGGAGACTCGTAAGTCTGGTCAGCTTACCAGAATTAAATCTGCTATCGTTATCGAGGAGATTGTTACGACTTCCGAGGATCATACCGCCTAAGTCTTAGAGGAGAAAATTCAAAATGAGTAAATTCTACGGGGCAATCGGCTATGCCGTAACAGAGGAAATTCGACCTGGTGTATGGGGAGAGAAGATTACGGTTCGTGACTACTACGGAGACGTTATTCGGAATACTCGACAGTATCAGAGTTCGGACAACCTCAATGATAATCTCAATGTGTCGAATGAGTTTAGCATCGTAGCCGATCCGTTTGCTTATGCGAATTTTCATTCGATGAGATTTATCGAGTATATGGGGGCTAAATGGAAAATTTCAAATGTTGAAGTTCAGTATCCCCGTTTAATATTAACCGTTGGAGGTGTTTACAATGAGCAGACGACTGAAACTGCATAATGCTTTATGTGACATCCTCTCGTGTCCAAACAACGGACCAGAGTGTCGTGCTTATTTTCAACCACCATCATCGGTAAAAATGAAATACCCCGCCATCGTTTACGCTCTCGACGATATCGAGAATACGTTTGCGAATGACGGGGTTTATTTGTCTGCGAGAAAGTATTCGGTAACTGTCATCGACAGCGATCCGGATAATTCTCTCGTTGACAAGGTGGCATCTATGCCGACAAGCCGATTCAATCGGCATTACACGAAAGACAACTTAAATCATAATGTCTTTGAAATATTCTTTTAAGGAGGACAAATTCTATGAAAAAGAAACTCGTTTGGGACAAGACTGGCGAGCGCCTGTATGAGACCGGTGTCAGCCAGGGTGTCCTTTATCCGATTCAGACCGGCGGCGTATATAACTCTGGTACCGCATGGAATGGTCTTAGTACCGTAACAGAGAGCCCGTCCGGAGCAGAACCTACTGCAATTTATGCAGACAATATTAAGTATCTGAACCTTATGTCCGCAGAGGAATTTGGCGGTACGATCGAAGCTTATATGGCACCGGATGAATTTGCAGAGTGCGATGGTTCCAAAGAAATCGCTCCTGGAGTGTTCGCTGGTCAGCAGAACCGTAAGATGTTCGGCTTATCTTACAAGACACTCCTCGGCAACGATGTTGATTCCAACGATTACGGTTATAAGCTTCATCTTGTGTATGGTTGCTTAGCTTCTCCTTCCGAGAAAGGTTACTCCACTGTAAATGACAGTCCGGAAGCTATTACCTTATCTTGGGAGTTCAGCACCACACCGGTTGAGATCGCAACCTTAATTGATGGAAAGAAGCTGAAGCCTACTTCCATCCTTACCTTCGATTCTACCAAGGTCGATGCAAAGAAGCTGGCTGCTCTCGAAGAGATCCTGTACGGTAAAGATCCTTCTTCTGATGAAGCTGATGACGGAGTTGAACCGAGACTTCCGCTTCCGGATGAAGTTATCAAGATTATGACCGCAGAAGGCTAATCAGAAATAACACACAAACCACAGATGGAGTCGTATTCAGGAAAGCTGGCGGCTCCTTTTTATTTGAAAGGAGAACAAAATTATGTATGCAGTAACAAAGACTTATAAAGATTTCAACGGTGTTGAGCGCACCGAAACAAAGCTTTTTAACCTTACCGAAACAGAGGTTATGGAGATGGAACTCGGCACAGCTGGTGGAGTTGCTGAGATGCTTCAGCGCATCGTGGATGCAAAAGATCAGCCGTCTATTATTAAATTCTTTAAGGAATTCATCTTAAAGGCATATGGAGTGAAGAGTGCCGATGGCGAATATTTCGAGAAGTCTGAAGAGATTTCCAGAAAATTTGCCTGCACTCAGTTCTACAATCTTCTGTTTATGGAACTGGCTACAGATGATGGCAAAGCGGCTGAATTCGTAAATCACGTAATTCCGAAAGTCGTAGATATTAAGAGAAATTCAGAAAATCCGGCGATTGCGCCTGTAGCTGCTTCTGTGAATTAGAGAGGTGAGATCGAATGCTTGAACTTACGATACCAAAAACTGATCTGTGGGATGAGCGGAATCAGCGATTTATCCCTGTAAAGGAACAGAAGTTGCGTTTGGAGCATTCGCTCGTTTCACTTTCAAAATGGGAAAGTAAATGGTGCAAAGTCTTCTTATCTAAAGAGCAAAAGACCTATGAAGAAACCATTGACTATATACGCTGTATGACCCTCACACAGAATGTTGATCCGCTGGTCTATCAATGTATTACCAATTCTCACATTGATGCGGTAAACACCTATATTGAAGCACCAATGACGGCTTCGACTGTTAAAGAAGAAAAAGGTGGTCCAATAAATAGGCAGCAGATAACCAGTGAACTTATTTATTACTGGATGACTGCGTATCACATTCCATTTGAGTGTCAGAAATGGCATTTGAATCGTTTGTTAATGCTTATCCGGATTTGCAATGCGGAAAACAAGCCCCCGAAGAAGCGGAGCAAACGAGATTTATACAGACATCATGCGGAAGTAAATGCCGCAAACAAAAAGAAATTTAATTCGAAAGGATAGTGATAAAAATGGCGAAATCAAGACAGGCCGTCGTTAATCTTGTCAAATCCTGGGATGGAAAGAAAGAATCGAACGGCTCACACAAAAGCATTATCGATTTATATAACGACTTCTTTGAGGAAATCTGTGCTGGCAAATTTCCTCGTGGTATTCGTATGCGTTATGACTGGGCTTGGTGTGCGTGCACCTGGTCTGCGTTAGCGGCAGCTCTTCGATATGAGAGCATTATGCCTATGGAAATTTCCTGCTATTACCTCATTGAGGCAGCAAAGAAAATGGGGTGTTGGCAGGAGAACGATGCTTATGTACCTAGTCCTGGCGATGCAATTTTGTACGATTGGCAGGATAACGGAATCGGCGACAACACAGGCAATCCGGATCATGTCGGTACGGTAATCGAGGTGCATAAGGAATCCGGTTACATGGTTGTTGAAGAGGGCAACTACAGTAATGCCGTTAAGAAGAGAACTCTGTCTATTAACGGAAAATTTATCCGCGGCTTCATCACGCCAAAGTACGATGACAATACAGTTTCCGCTCCTGGATTAAGCAAGGGAAAAGATACTAAAACCATCGCTCATGAGGTGATCGTTGGGTTGTG